GCCGCGCTCGTAGCAGCTGGGCAACTAGCAGCAAAAGAGCAATATTCCGAGCGCGTACAGATCCAACTAACCGAGATCGCTCGCCTTGCAGCTTTAAGTAACTCCGTAAATGCCACTAAGACGGCAACCCTATTACGTGAGTCTGCCGAGCTATCCATGATCGATCGCGTAGCACGAGCACAAAAGGCCGCGGACGATGCACGCCTAAAGGCTCTACAAGATTACATAAACCTATTAAGCAAGGTAGGCACCGGAGGCGGCAGTAGTGGACTCACTAATATCGGCGGTACAAACTTTGTAACGGGCCCGGTTATATCGACTACGGCTATCCTCGATACAGTAGCTAAGACCGCTGCAGCTACCGCCAAACTAGGCGGCGATATCAGCGCTACAGAGTTTTACAATAGCCTCACCTCTAGCCAACAAGAGGATCTAGGCGGCTATAGCCCTACAATGAATTACGGCGGCGGATACCCTGCAACTTATAACGTGAATATCAGCGCGGGCGTAATCGCTCAACAGGACGAGTTTACGGTACTTATCCAAGATACAATCCAACGCCTTAACCGCGGCGGAGATCCGATTAGTACGGCCGGTGCATTATGACCGTCCCTACAATAAACGCACTTATTAACTTTTCTACCGGTCCATCTTTTGCTCAAGCGATGATCCTAGATACGGGCATACTCGGGACTAATATCCTTGCAGACTCCGAAGCTTTAATCGTCGATGTATCGAGTCAAGTAGACGGCGTTACCACTATGAGAGGCCGTAACGCTCAGGCGGACGTATTCCAAACGGGTACTCTAACTTTGCGTATCGTCGATCAAAATGGCGACTTTAACCCTCAAAATCCCGCCGGACCTTATTACGGATTACTTACACCTCTACGTAAGGTACAGATTACGGGTACATACGAGGGCACCGAGTACCCTATGTTTAGCGGCTTTATTACTAGCTATACAACTACAACGCCTAAAATGGCCACGGATGTAGTTTATACAACGATTACCGCCGTCGATGCTTTTAGACTTTTCCAAAATAGCCAAATCTCTACGGTGACACTAGCTGAAGCCGGCGACCTACCGGGCGAGCGCGTAAACGCTATCCTCGACGAGATCGCTTGGCCTCCATCTATGCGAGAGATACAGTACGGAGACACCATTTTCCAAGCCGACCCGGGCACGCCTCGTACGGCTCTAGCTGCACTACAAACGGCCACGATCTCAGAGTACGGCGCTTTATATATCAATGCTCGAGGATCCGTAGAGCTGCACGATCGGGCCTTTTGCATTGAGTCGCAAGCCTTTCCGGTAACTCGCTTTAATGACGACGGTACCGATATTAATTACTTTAATGCCGTTTGGCGTTTAGATGATACTCAGGTTTATAACTCCGCCTCGATTACCAAGATCGGCGGTACGGCTCAACTAGCTCAGGACCAAGACTCCATCGATGAGTATTTTATCCACTCATATAACCAACAAAATCTCGTAATGGATACGGACCAAGCCGCGCTCGATTACGCCCGGGCTTATGTAGCAAGCCGTAAAAATACACAAACTCGATGCGATGCCGTAGAGCTTGATCTTTACATGGATGATTATAACGATGGCATCCTTGCCGCTCTAGGTTTAGATTTTTTTGATCCGGTAGAGATTACGACTAATCAACCTGGTAACTCAACCCTCCAACAGACTCTCCAAGTGTTTGGCGTTATTCACCGCGTTACGCCTAACTCATGGAAAACGACATTTACAACACTAGAGCCGATTATCGACGGCTTTATATTAGACTCATCACTATATGGAGTGCTCGATACCTCCGTGTTAGCGTACTAAGGAGCAAGAGATGGCAGCTGGTCAAGGTTTTAAGACCTTTACAACAGGTGAGGTATTAACCGCCGGTGACGTAAACGGCTACCTCATGCAGGGGATTAACGTATTCGCAAGTAACGCCGCTAGAGATGCAGCTATTACATCTCCTCAAGAGGGACAATTTGCTTACACAAAGGACACTAACTCGCTTTGGTATTACACGGGATCAGCTTGGGCGGCCTCAGGTGCTACCGGTGATATCGAGGGTGTTTCAGTTACAAGCCCTATTACAGGCGGCGGCACATCCGGCACGGTTACTATCGGCTTTGATACAACCGCAGCTAATACTTTAGGCATAAATGCTCAAACGGGTACGACATATACCCTTGTTATTGGGGATGCCTCTAATGATTTAGTCCAACTAAATAATGCAAGTGCTATTACCGTTACCGTACCACCATCCGTATTTAGTATTGGTCAGCAAGTAAACGCCTACCAACGTGGAGCAGGTCAAGTAACGTTTTCGCAAGGAGCAGGCGTAACTATTCGATCAACCGGCGGCACATCAACGGCACCAAAATTAAGAGCTCAATATTCTGCCGCGACAGTTATTTGTATTGGAGTGGATGAGTTTTTAATCGTAGGTGATCTTTCATAATGAGCCCGATTATTGGCATTATTGCTAGCGGTATATCAAAATCTAAATCGTTTTCTGCAACCGGCGGCACGATTGTCACATCCGGAGGCTATACTTATCATACGTTTACAAGCTCTGGCACGTTTGGCGTAACCGGCTCTAAATCTGCTGAGTATATTGTAGTAGCCGGCGGCGGCGGTGGCGGTAAGTTTTTTCCGGGTGGCGGTGGAGCAGGTGGATTAAAGTTTTCTACGTTTACGGCATCTACAGGTAATTACACAGTAACCGTAGGCGGCGGCGGGGCGGGTAGTACCTCAAACGGATCACCGGGTAGTAATGGATCTACCTCATCTTTTAACTCGACATCATGTACCGGTGGCGGTGGCGGCGGATCATATAACAATGGGTCCGGACAAAATGGAGGATCAGGTGGCGGCGGATCGGGTACGGACGGATCAACCGCTGCGGGATCGGGTACAAGCGGTGAGGGAAGCAACGGTGGTGTAGGCGGTAACAATGGTACTCGGGGCGGTGGCGGTGGCGGTAAAACTGCCGCAGGTGCAACAGGTACCGCTAGTGGTATAGGTGGCGCTGGCGATAATTCTTACTCAACGTGGGCGAGCGCTACATCTACAGGATCTAGCGGATCTTACGCCGGCGGCGGTGGTGGCGGTGGATCTAGCTCAGGTGCGGGTGGTACCGGCGGCGGTGGCGCGGGACAAACTAACGCGGTCGGTGGATCCGGTGTTACTAATACCGGCGGCGGCGGTGGTGGCGGGCATACGAGCGTAGATGGTGCTAACGGTGGACCCGGTGGCTCAGGTATTGTAATTGTGAGGTATGCAGCGTGAGTCATTTTGCAGAGATCGATAATAACAATTTAGTTATACGTGTTTTAGTAGGAGATAATAACGATCCAAATGGCGATGAGGGTTATCAATGGTTTATAGATAATCTAGGCGGTACGTGGATAAAAACATCTTACAACGGCACAATACGTAAAAACTTTGCTGGTATTGGTTATACATATGATGACGTACGTGATGCTTTTATCCCGCCTCGATTAAATTGCCACGCGGAGGAATTACTTAATGAGGATCTTTGTAGATGGGAGTGCTCTAATGTCGAGCACACTATTACAGAGCTATAACGGATATCCGGCCTCTAAAGATCCTAAAGAGATCGGCATAAAGTCGTACAACGTGAACGGTACGGCTCTGCGGCTTAGGTGCGCTGAGAGTGTTGGGCCTCTCTTAGCCGCCTTTGCTGCGGAGTTTCACGAGCTTATCGAGCCTATCGACGGAGGTACCTTAGACGATTGGGGTTACGCTTTTAGGATGGTGCGCGGATCTACGGATCGCCTATCGTGTCACTCATCCGGTACAGCTATCGATCTAAACGCGACAAAGCATCCGCTAGGAAAAGCCGGTACTTTCCCGGCTGAAAAAATACCTATGCTAAGAGCACTAGCTAAAAAATACGGCCTTAAGTGGGGCGGCGATTTTAAGAGTCGTCCGGATGATATGCATTTTGAGGTAGAGGTAAGTGCCACTAAGGCAAAAGAGCTAATTAAAAAGTTAGGATTACAAGATGCCAAGTAGCGCTCAGATATCTGTAGGTACAACGGCTACCGTATTAGTAGCTGCAACCGCTTTTGATCAAACCGCGTATTTACATAACCTTGCCGGAGGTGGAGGTGGCGGTGGCGGTGGTAGTAATCCCGTTTTTATCGGTGCAGCTAACGTAACTACATCTAACGGCTATAAATTAAATAGCGGCTCATCTCTTAGTTTAATGGTGGGAGATCATGAGGCTCTATACGCTATATGTGCTAGTGGTACGGTCGATGTATCCGTACTCGTACAGGTCAATTAAAGGGCATTACAGGAGCTAGACAAATGAAAGAGCAAGCAATAGCAGCGGCAAAATCGTACGGACGTGCAGCTTTGGCATCCGTAGCGGCTTTGTATATGTCCGGTATCTCGGATCCTAAAGTATTAGCTAACGCGTTTATCGCTGGGCTAATCGGACCATTACTAAAGGCTTTGCAACCGTCGGAGAAGCAATTAGGCGTAGGCGCTAAGTAATGGAGCAAGCTCAGCTCGTAGTCGGTATAGCTTTGGGGAGCTTTACTATTTTGGGGCTGGGAGCTGGGCTTATCCGACACTTTGTAAAGTTTTATTTAGCCGAGTTAAAGCCGGACGGCAACGGCGGGCACAATTTAGCCGGGCGAGTTGAGCGTATCGAGAAGCGTGTAGACCGTATCTACGAGCTATTAATTGAGGATCGACTAGCCAAGTAGCGACACGCCAAAAGGCTATACGCTTTGTATTCTGACATTTAGCCCTCATACTGATACTAC